TTGTTCTTCAGATAATTTAGTATCTAATATATAAACCTGATCTTCATAACTCTCTTCAAATAAATATTCTCTAACTGTTATTAGATCTGTTCCAGCATCTGTAGAGTTTTCTGTTTTTAATACAAAAGCACATCTTTTAGCTTTTTCTTCCGGTAGGGAATCTAAAAACACTCTAAATGCTAACATAGCATCTGCTATCTGTTTTCTCCTTATATTTCTTGAATTAAAATAAAGAACAAAATCATAATTTTTATCTTTAAATAAATCATGTTTAAAAGCCTTTAATCTTTCATCATCTACATCTAAAGGTTTAAATATATCAGCATTTTTACCATGTGGGACATACTTAAATAATCTTTTACCTTCACGTCCTTTTAATACTAACTTATTAATATTAACGGTTTGTTTAGAAATTCCCATTAATAAATCACAAGCTTCATAATAAGGTTGATTGTATTTTGGTGCAGGATAATCATCCCAAATATTTAAATAAATAATTGGAATAAGTTTTCTTATCTCTTGTTCCATATTCCAAATATGCATGAAATATCTAGGATCTGTAAATAAAAATAGTGCATCTGGTTTTTCAATTTGTATTAGTTGTCTAATTAAATTAGGATCACCATACCCATCAACAGGATAAAGAATAACTGAAGAATCATTTATACCTGAGAATTTGTTTGTATCGTGACTTATGTCTAATTTTTTGCCTTTTTCAGGATGCTTAACAGCGCCAGCCATTTGAACCCAATTAAAATGCTGACATGTATGAATTACGATTTCTTTGGCAACAGTTGCTACTCCAGAATGTACTCTAATATCATCACAAATTAAGAGGATTTTCTTTCTCTTACTTGGTTGTAAATACTTGAATTTTTGTTTTTCCATATGATTATAGTTCGAGTGTTGTTTGGTTAGTTATTTGTTTTCTAAAATCTTCATCTGTAAGATACAAAAACAAACTACGATCAGCAAGTTTTTGGAATGAAAATTTACGTCTAACACATTCAATTTTGAAATTCTCGAATAAATCACTTTGGACTTTGACACTCGTTAGTGTCATTGGGTTTTTATTACTCATAATCTTTATTATTTAATAACGTTATATTTGGTTATACATATATACAATATATCAAAATATTATACCTTCTCCACAGTATTTTTGATCTTCTTTAAAAGGACAAAAAGTACAATTCCATTTTGATACTTGTTTAGGATACTCTAAATTTTTAATTTCCCCATTTGAATTAAATACTTCATCAACAAAATCTTTTATAGCATTATTCGCTCTATTTAATTTTACTTTTCCACTAGCAGGAATAAACTCTTGTATTCTTGTTTGTGGCCAATCACTTTTTTCCCAAATTTTTCTTTTAACTATAAAAAATTTAATATCAATTTTATCTAAAGGAACTCCATATAAATCAGAGAAAAATTGCTTATATAGAATTAATTGAAATTGTTTATCTTCATTTTTCTTCATCCTATCATCCCATCCTCTAGTACTTGTTTTTATGTCTATTATTTCAAATTCCTCTGTGTTTTCATTATATAATACAACATCTAGAAATCCTTGATATAATACGTTAGTATACATTTTATTTGGCGGGGTTATGATGGGTACTTCACAACCAACTAAATATGTACCTCTTTTACTAAAATATTTGCTAACATTTTTCTTAAAAAATTTAAGTATTGCAATACCATCCTCAAAAAACTCCCTCATTTCTTCCGCTGATGAAAAATGGGATTTTTTATTTGATTTATATTGTTTTTGGTATTCATTTATAAATTTTTCTTGGAATAATTCTTCTAAATTAATATCATTAGCTTTAACTTTGGATTCTTCATACATTATACTTAGATATTGTTGCATAACTTCATGAATGGCAGTACCAAAAACGGTATGAATCGAAGAGGTAAATACCTTAATTTTATCTTTATATTGTAATTTCCATCTATGAGGACATTGTCTAAATAAAGACATTTGGGTATATGAAACATGCTGTTGATAAGCATAATTTATTTCCTGTGGAGGATTATTTCTAATCTCCTTTACAATATTGGGGATTTTTTTAGCCAAAATTTATTTTTTCCAACGATCTCGTCCAACTAATAAGCCAATTATTCCATAATTAGCTATATCAATAAACGTATCTTCCATTCCTTCTCCTTTAACGTAATTTTTTCCGTTAATTAAAAGATTTTTTAATCTACTTATTTTATCAGTTAATCTAATTGCTAATCCAGTTAGTGAAAATCTCTTATCATCTTGATTATTTAAATCCCCACCTAATGTAATATTGTTTAACCCATAATCCATATGTTTTGCAGCAAACAATTCATACATTTCATTACCTATTCTTTTATATTCTTCAGATAATTCTGGGTATTCTGTTTCAAATAATTCTACTGTTGAAGATGTTTTTACACCTTCACTTTTTTTATCTTCCATTTCGTAAAATGATTTTATTGAATCACTCATTATAAAATTTCTTTTTTGTTAAAATATTTTTTTAATGTCTCTAATCTTTCATCAGATGATGATAATAATTTAAGAGCTTCATTACAATTTTCCCAATAATCTTTAGTTGAGTGATCACCAATACCAACTGATTTATCACCTAATAATTCAAGTGATAGTAGTGCTTTGGCTTTATCAGCTTCTGCTGATGATTTTAACATTTTGTATAGTGTTTTGTTCATAATAATTTATTTTTATCTGTTATCAATATTTACAATAACTTGTTTATAATAATCTACAAACGAATTAAGCTTTTTTTCATTTAATTCCCATTTTATATCTACCATATCTACAGAATAGATATTAAAATTTGGAAATAATCTAAGATAGGTTCGGTAAAATATTTTAAATCTTTCTTTCCAATCATGTTTATTTAGATGAAATTCTCCGGACATTTTCCTAACATTATTTTTAATCCACCAAATATTTTCATCACTAAATACATCCCATTCACCCCCTTCACAATCAAATTTTAAAAAATCAATCTTATCTATATTATATTTTTTAACAAAATCCATCCATCGCATAGTAGGAAATTTTTTATTGGGTATATTTTCTGTATTATAAGTTTGTCCTTCTAAGTTATAGGCAAAAATATTATTTTCACCAGAAACATCCCAAATACCTTTAGGACATACTTCATGTGGAATATTAGTTTTTGCCATATTTTCTGTTAATATAGGTAAAAATTCATGGCTTGGTTCAGAACATATTATTTTTGATGGTTTTTTATGTTGTATTTCCCAAGAAAATATACCTAAACTTGCTCCTAAATCGACTACAACATCCCCTTCTTCAACTCCAAAATCACATTCATATTGGCCTTCATTTTCACAAATTTCTTGTATTAATCTTCCTTTCATATTACCTGTCAGGTTTCCCCAATTGAAATCGTTAAAATGTTTTGGTGATTCCATTATTTTTGTTATATCGTTATATTTTATAGTTATTTTATTAATTTATTTATTTCTTTTTTTTCAAGTCCAATACTTGTTAGTATATTAATAATTTGATCATCTTCTAAAATATTTAGATAATCTCTAGTTTCTGTTTTGGAACATTCCCAATATTTAGATAAATAATCAAGTAATTCAATGTTATGTTGTTTTATATTTGATTTAATATATTTATTCCATTTTTTATTTTTTGGAATAAATTCTTTATAAATATTATAAATTGCTACTTTTGATTGTGGAGGAAATTCCTGTACATGATTTACTAATTCAATAAATTCTGGGTTCATTGAAAGAAATCTATGGATCATATAACTATTCCATACCTCCCAATCTTTATCATTAAATTTATTAATTGGTGATTTTGTATAATTAATTTCCTTTAGCCAATCAAATATATTTTTCAATTTAATCTATTAATTCATCTTTTAATTCATCTCTAAGATCTGCAGGGACTGATGCCTTCTGAATCTTTTTAGTTGATGGATCAAAAAATACGGGGATTGGTAATAAGGCATCTTCTTCTGTTCCAGTTACGAATTTAGATACTGTTCTTAGAATTACTCCTTGTTGGAAAATACTACCACCATCAGCGTTTTTTACTTCAGTTGTATTTTTTAAATCAATAGGAGGTCCTTGTGGTTGTTGTGTTTGTTGCATAATTATTTATTATTTATTATATTTTGAATTAAACTCATTGTATTTATTTCCTTATCAATTCGGAAATTTGATTTATATTGATGATCATTAACTAAAATAGCTACTGTTCCTTCTTTATTTGGTAAATAACTACTCGCGTTTTCATATAAAGCTCTGAATAATTCTTCAAAGTCATCTACGTTAGCATTTGCAATTATTTGCCTAATTTCTTTAAAATTTGGTTTTGGTTTATTTAACTCGGAAATGATTTCTTTAATATAAGTAGATGAAACAAGTACTGATTTATCTAATTTTAAAGTTACCATATAATTAGTTGGATGCATTTCATCTTCTTCTCTACGTGTATTTAGTTGAATTGTATTGATGCATTTACGTAAATCAGGGTAATATTGATTAACGATTACCTTAATGTCTTGGGGTGTATACGAAATTTTTTCTTCATTTAGTATTTTAACTAAATGTTTAGCTACATCTTTTTTGGATGGTGGGATGATTTTAAGTACTTGACATCTAGATTGTAAGGGATCAATAATACGTTCAACAAAATTACAAGTCATAATGAATCTTGTAGTACGTGAAAAGGTTTCTATTATATTTCTAAGTGAGGCTTGAGCTTGTATTGTAAGAAAATCTGCTTCATCTAAGATAACAACCTTAAGAGGTTTAAAAGAAGCTACAGATGCAAATCCAGAAACTTTATCTCTAATTGTTTCTATACCCCGTTCATCGGAAGCATTAATATAGATATGATCACAATCTAAATTTTTAATAATTAATTTAGCTAGTGTAGTTTTACCAGTACCAGCAGGTCCATAGAAGATTAGATTTTGTATATCATTCTGTTCCAAATATTTGGAAATAGATTTTTTGATATTTTCATTACCAACAAAATTTTCTAATTTATCTGGTCGGTATTTTTCTACTAATAAACTATGCCCCAAATTCTCCATAGATAGAATATTTCTTTTCTGGTTCAGGTATTACTTCTGTTTCTTTAGAATCGATAGCATATAAATTACTTTTTAGAGGTTCTAATCTATAATTTCCTTTAAATCCTGTTTTTGTCATATAAGCTTCTAAAGTATCAGTTAATGATTTATGTACAGGACCATCTGGTTCGTTTGCAACTAATCTCCATTTGTCTCCAGGAGGTACTCTACGTGCAATTAATATGTTTTTCTCTTCAATTTTTATTTTTGGCATAATATACGAAATATTTTTACATCATCCCCATCATTGATGGATCCATTTGTGATTGTTTATTTTCTTTTTCTGGTTCATTTACAACGGTACATTCTGTAAGTAAAACTGTACCTGCTACTGAAGCTGCATTTTCTAATGCTAATCTTACTACTTTTGTAGGATCAATTATACCTGCGTCTTTCATATCAACAGTATTATCTGTTTTTATATCAAAACCTAACCAACCATCATTACCAGAATTAACCATACCATCAGCTACTATTTGTCCTTTTACTTCATCATAACCAGCATTAACTAAAATTTGATTAAATGGTTTTGAACAAGCTTGTTTTACAATTACTGCCCCAGTTGATTTAGTTTCTAATCCTGATGCAGCATATAATAATGCTGTTCCACCACCTGGTACTA